TGGCGTACAGCTCCTCCCACTGACCGCGTGAGCTCTTGTCCGCATCGAACAGGGTCTGCAGAGAGATGGCTATGTGCCCAAGGTCCTGCTGATCGATATCCTCGGCAAGGTTAGCGTAGAAATCCTCGTCGTCATCGCTGCCACCAATCTCAATAACAGCGCTGCCGTCATCCTCAAGAATGATCTCAATCTCTTGGCCTTCGTCAACATCAAGCTCGATGAGGTCGGTGCTCGGGGCTAGATTTACTACCTTGTCTATGGGCATGTCGGTGTCCTAAAGATACTTTCGATTATCGTTGCGCATGCGTTCTACGTTGTTCTTGGTGACTGCGCCGCCTTTGGCTTTGGTAATTACTGGGTTAGCCGGGTCAAAAGTGCCTTCGTTACTGATAGCGGATTTAACCTGCTCTGGACGAAAGGCAACAATTTCATTCGGGCCGTATTCCCCTGTTAAAAAAACTCCGTCATATCCGGCATCTTGCAGTTTAGAAACATCTTCTCGGGTAAATAAGTAAGGCCATTCACTCCCAAGATTAAACCGTGACCGTTCGGCAGCTTTTGATTTTTTATCAATAAACAACGGATTTTGGATACTTGCATACAAGGGCATGACGTTAGTACCTTCCTTAAACTTACCCTCAAACCCCCCAACATTATGCGCTGCCGGTTGCTTTTCAGGATTGTCAGTCATAAATATTACTGGGCCACTTTTTGCGCTCATTGCCCCCGCCGCATCGGGCTGATTTACGTCAAACGCGTCAAAGTTCTTTGGAGTAATGTGGTACAACCGTCGCGGTTTTCCGTTTGGCTCCAATGATCTTGTGATAGCACTGTTGCCAAACCAGTTCTTAAACTCCGGCGTTTCTGTCTGAGCCTTAGCCGTTAACTCAGCAAGGTCGTCGGCTGCCCTTTGCCCGGTGGGGATAGCCCTAGCTACAATTCCTTTAGACGTGACTTTTTGAGGAGGCGTAGATGTGGGGTCTATCATGGGATAAAGGAATTTAGTTTGGCCTTTTTTAATGTTAAACGAAGAATCTTCTGCAACTAGGTGTTGATCCCTAAGCTGATTAAACTGTTTTTCATTAACTTCAATAGGTTGACCTATTTTAACAGAGCCTATAACTTCTGCCTGACCTGCACCAGTACGCACAATACCTACTCTCTTACCCACGTAAGGCTTTAAAGATGCCGTCTCTCGGCTTTCAAACTTTTTAGCGCCGCTAACAATAAGGTCCGCGTAATCCGTTCCGTTACGCGAATCTACGGCTATGTTTATGCCTAAAGGGTCTCCTCGTTTATTTAAAGCTGTTACTACATTCGCAGACCTAGCAGCTATGCTACTGGTAGTCGGAGCCCGCTCCGTCAGCGCAGCAAGGTCGTCGGCGGCGGTTGGCGTGTCTCTCGACCCAACTCCCATCCCCAGCAACACTTCGTCCGGAACGGTTCTAGGCCCTGCAACTCGACTTGCGCCTACGCCGCCGCCCATGACGTTCATGGCAGTGTTAAGGACGTCCTCATCCGACACACGCTGACCTCTGGCGGCCATGCCCGGGGTGACAAACGCCCTTGCTGCGTCGTAGACAAAACCCGGCGCTGCAAGCTGCAAGTTGCCCTCTTCACGGCTACCGGCGAAAGGGAGGATCGAAGCTCTGTCCAGACCCGGCTCCATGCCCGTTGATTCAAACACGGCGCGCTCAACAGGCGTGGCCGCATCTAAACGCTCCAGCATGGCGCGGCTTTCAGTCTGTGGTTCCTCTGCCCTTTGTGCTGCTAGTTGAGCAGCCCTGCCCGTGCGGCCAGCAACTGCTGGGGCGCTGCCGCCTACACGAGCCTCTCCACCATTGGCAAAGCCAAGCAGGCCAGTCGCATCAACGCGCTGGCCTTCAGGCTTTTTTCCAATGAGGTTCTCTAGCATGCGACGCGAGGAGGTGACTGCGCCGCCTTTGGCGAAACCTTGCGCTCTGCCAAACAGCTGTGCCAGCGCCTGATCCTGCAGAGCTACCGCCTGATCGTATTCATTCACAACAGGGACGTCTTTGGCACCACCAAAGTATTCTGGATCGTGAACAAAAAATACTACGTCTGGCTCGCCGTTGTTGTATTTGGCAAAAGTTTCTTTATTCCACCCGGGAGGTGCGTAGTCATCGTTCCACGGCAATCTGGCTACTGGGCGGAAGCCGGCTGTCTCGTAAATTTTCGGCAAATACGTGTCAAATGCATCAAGCTTGCGACCGCCTGCAGCCACTGCGGCTTGAAGCATAGAATATCCACTGCCGCCTTGAGCGTTTTTACCAGCAAACACAGCAACTATGTCGCCGTCTGGCTTAACTGCAAATCCGCTACCGTCTTCAGTCCTAAACAAGCGAGCCTGAGCCAGATCCTCTGGGGATTTTATTTCGACTTGAGCCCCCAGCGGATGCCTAGACATGGCAGAAACCATGTCAGCGTTGTATTGAGCTGCAGCCTCTTGAGAGGGAACCTGCCTTATCTCGGGAATGCTAAGCCCGGCAGCCTGATAACGAGATAATGAATCAGATCTTGGAGAAAGGCTTAATAGCCCATTAGCATCATATCCCTGTCCAGCTCCTGCCTCGTAAGGCCCGGTCGCTCGGCTAGGATCTCTTGGATCAACCCGCCCCGGAAGTCGCCTCTCGGCCCTGATGGCTCGCTGCGTGGCGCTGACACCCCTGAAGCCTTCAAGGCCTGCCTGTTGCGCTGCAATTTGAGCTTCATCGCCTGCGCGAACTGTTGGTCGTAAGTTTCCATATATTTTCTCCGCTTCTTGGCTGAATGACTCCGGGCGTGACAAGACACCCAAATCAGTCATCAGGTTTTGTTCATAGTACCACAAAATAGCCTGAATATCTTGCTCGCTAAGCCCTTGATCCTCAAGCTTTTCTTGCATTTTTTTGGTAAATTCTTCCATTCGCTGGCGTTCTTTTATATTTCTTGGCCCACCAGCCACCTCGCCGACATTGTTAAACATATTGCCAAAATGACGATTGTAAGAGCGACTAAACCAGACATCTTTAGTTGTTCCCTCATACCCATTTATGTTTAAAGAAAAGCGTCCTGTTTTATCGCCAAGAATCATAGCACCTAGATGCATGCTGTTTTGACCGCCACCAAGTCCGCTTGGCGCACCGCTCAGGCCTGCTTCTTTTCTAAGAGTCGTCATTTCTTTAAGCGTATGCGGAGATAGCCACCAATCCGCAAAACCGTCTGGACCAAATTTATCCAAAAGATGGCTTATTACTCGCATTCCTGCGGCAACAGACTGTTGCTTTAAACCCCATCCAGCACTTTGTATACCTTCAGTAATAGTTCCCGCAGCTGGCGGCTCTGTAGGCAATACCCCAGTTCTCTTGTATTTCAACATAGCCGCAAGGGCGGCTCGCGTATTTCCAGATACCTTTTGACCTATTGATGTTGGTGCCATGATGGCAGACATAATCACGCGATCTGTTTCGCTCCTCGCAAGATCTGAAAGTCCGGGTACTTTAGAGGCAACCTCAAAAGTTTTGCGAACGTCTGCGTCGTACCATCCTTTACCGCTTTCAGCCAGACCCAGCTGATAACGGACTTCGTCCACAGCGGCGTCTACTGCGGAATTAAAATCGTTATCATTAAATTGATCAAGCTGCCTGCCAAATTTATTAACGTGATCTTTTTGGTAAAAATTTGCTATATCTTCAATTTTAATATTTGCTTTTGTATCCGCCCCAGCCCTTGTTTGAGCAATATTTCTAATTTCATCAAGAGCCGATTTTTGCTCACTACTGGGAGATCGATAAACAACACTGCTGCCAATGACAGTTGGTGCTGGTGCAGCCGGTGTAGATAAGCCCTGCAGCATCGCAGCAGCACTGCCGGGTGGTGGCTCGTCCCCAGTAGGTGCATCAATTCTGCTCATGGACGGCGGGTCAAGCGCACTGCCTCCAAATCCACCGCCCATCCCGCCAGCAACACCTGCCAACAGTTCAGCCGCTGTTGAACCCGGCATTACCTCGCGAGCAGTAGCGGCTGCAGTTTCACCGCCAGCATACGCCCCAGTCTCACGACCAAGGTTTGGGAACATGGTTTCCAGTTGTCTGGCAGCCGTTGGTGCTGACACAGCGGTTCGACCAGCTGCGGCGAACGGCAGAATCTGCGTGGCTATGCTGCCAATCGCATACGGGTCGTAACCCTCAACACCAAGCGCTTCACGCACACGCGGCGCTGCTGGTGTGAACTCGCCAGTGTCCATTCCCACTCGGTCACCCAAGTAACGGGCACCCATCTGTGCAAGGTCACCAAGGCCAACGGTCATGTCAACCGCAGCGCCAACAGCAGGCTTGGAAATGTTCTCGTAGACGGCTCGATTGACCGCACTGCCGGCACCCTTTAGACGGTCCAGCATGGAGCGACTTTCGGTTACCGCAGCGTCAGGAGTTGGCTCAAGAGTGCGCGCGCTTGGGGCATTGTCGATTCCCTCCAGCTGCCGGCGGAGAAGCTCATCAGCACTGACGGACGCATCCTGCCTGATATACAACGGATCATTCGGACTCAGCGGCCTGCGACCACTAACCTCACCGCCTTCCTGAAAGCGAGCCAGCCCATCCCTTGCTGACCCTTCAGACTTTTTTACGTAGCCGCCTTTGGCTTTCGGCAGGATGTCGTAACCGCCGTAGGTAATCCTGTCGGGTTCTATTGCAGCCGCGTAGCCCCCTGCTTGGGTGCTGCTGCCGCTGCCGCGTATGACGCTGCCATCTGTTTGGTCAACGTCTGTTGCACCTGTTCCTACTGTGGCGTCTGTCTTGACGGCCTGACCTGTAGGGGCGCCTGCCTCAAGGGTTGCCAAGAACGCTTGTAATTGCTGACCTTCAGGGGTCTTTGGGTCAAACGCTCGCTGCGGATCGCCAAACTCCTGCGCCATTATTCGGTTACGAAGCAGGGCATAGTTGCTCGCATCGCGAAGTGCAGGCGACCTTGCTTGCAGTGTACGCAAGTTGCGGTCAATCGCCGCACGGTTCTGCGCAAACTGCTGCGACTTGGACGGGCCAAGTCCGCCGTAAGCCTGAACCTCTCTCGGGCTCAGTAACGAGCGCGGACGGGTGGTCACGCTTGGCGGCGTGAAGGTAAAGCCAGAACCCGTTGCGGGCCTAAGCTTCGCAGCGGGGCTGTAGTCGAACTGACCCGGTAACCCGGGAATCGCTGTTCGCGGAGATTGATTGAACGTCGTGTCTAGTGCAGCCTGCCCAGCAGCGTAGATGTCAGGCTGCGTTGGAAGCTGTTGATACACGGTCGGTGCAGTGTAAGCGGGTGCGACAAAGGGTTTTGGAGCCTCATAAGTATTTAAGAACGTTGTTACACCGCTCTGGCTGCCAGTCGCTGCGCTGCCACGGGTGTCAACGGGATTGGTCACCGTGCCCTCTGCTGCCTTAACGCCTTCCGCTGCCTTGATGATGTCTTGCAGTTGCTTCGCGTTATAGCTCGGGGTCACCGCCGTGACTGCAGCACCCGTTAGCGCGGCTATTCGAGCCCTTTCCGCTGCATCTGCTGCCTCGCGCGCGGCCTTTGCATCTGCTGCATCCTTGGCCGCCTTTGCGTTGGCAGCATCAATACCCGCCTGTAGCTCTGCTGCTGTGGGGCCGGTCGGGGTGACGGCTGTGACTAAGTCGCCTTGTGTGACGCCGCCGGTTAACGCCGCTGCATCTGCAGCTGCCTTTGCGGCTGCATCCGCTGCTGCTTTATCTGCCGCTGTTTTGGCTGCTGCGTCTGCCGCTGCCTTGTCTGCTGCCGCTTTTGCCGCAGCCTGCCTCACCCTTTCAGCTTCTTCGGCTATCTTAATATCCATCAGCCTTTTTTGTTCGGCTGCTGCTGCCGCTGCATCTGCAGCTGCTTTATCAGCCGCTGCCTTGGCTGCTGCAAGTCGCTGTCTCTCAGCTTCTGCAGCTGCAATTGCCGCAAGCCTTTGTCTCTCGGCTTCTGCTGCTGCAATTGCTGCAAGTCTTTGTCTCTCAGCTTCTGCTGCTGCTTCGGAACCGTCATCAACAGTACCAGTACCAGTACCAGCTGCCGCCCGCTGCGTAAACAACACATTCGGGTCCACGCCCGCGCCGATCAGATCTTGAAACGAGTACCCACGCTCGGTGGCGTACTCCAGCATCTGCGCACGTTCCGCAGCATCGATGCCGCCCTGCTGCAGGTTGGCGACATAGTCACGACCCTGCTTGTCCAGTATCGCCCTGCCATCCTGCCCCTGCGCCGTCAGCCGCTGCGACTCAAACGCCAAGTCAGGGCTGCGCTCGTAGGCCGAGGTCATGCCGGCTGGCGTTGTGAACTGCGACTGCTGGATCGGAGCCTGAACCGTGAAGATCTTGTTCAACACCGCATCGGCAACGCCAGCAGCGCGAAGGTCGGAGGTGCTGATGCCAGACTGGATTAGGGTGTTGTAGGCATCAACGCCAGTCGGCGCGTTGGGGTTAGCAAGGTACGCCTCTGCGTCCTTTCTAAGATTGGCGTAGTAGTCACCAACCGTCTGCTGACCGCCCTTCTCCATCGCCGCGCGATACGCCGCCGATACACCCGCTGCCGTGCCCGGCTGCTCAGTTGCTTGCGCCTGAACGGGAGGTAAAGATGGAGGGCCTGATGTGGGACCGCCAGAAATACCTCTCATCATCATGTCATCAACAACACCGCTAGAAGGCATTCCAACAAGAGAGCCCTGCATCTCAACAGGGCGAGGGGCAGCCGCCCGCTGTCCCATAAGCTCGGCCTGAACCTCTTGCGGTGAATAGCCGCTTGCCCGTGCAACCTGATCGACCCCAACACCGTACTGGGCCATTGCATCCCCAATCGCCCTGTGCGCCTCGACTCCCGGCCCACCGAACTGCGCGTAGGTGCTCTGGATAAACTGCTTCACCTCGTCGTCGCTGAAGGCTCGCGCCGCCCCACCCTCCGCCATCCGCACAGGAATCCGAGCCAGCATTTGTCGCGCAGTTAAATTGGGCATCAGTTCACCGCCTCAGCAAAATTTACGATATTCTAGCCTAATAATACTCCGGCACAAGCGATTCGTCACTGCTCTCGTCTTCTTCGTCCGACTGCAACGAAATAAAGTTCCCAGCGCGAAACCTCAGCAGAGCCTGCGTCGTGCTGTCAACGATATCATCATTGTCCCCGTTCGGGAAGGCAGCACACTCCTCGATCACCTCCTGCGCCCAGTGATCCTCGGTTGCCCAGATCATGCCCGACTCGAACATCGGCGCAACTGCATTCGCGCGCGACACCTTGTCGTGACCAGCACGGCGACCGCCCGGGCTGTACATCGTTACCGGAATCCCCATGCGCCGAAGCTCCTGCTGCAGCGTCGTGCCCGTTGCCTTCGCCTCAATGAGGACGTTGTCCGGCTGCCAGTACGTGTACAGATCCTTCGCAATGCGTTTTAAGTCCGGAAAGTCCCAGCGACCCTTGCGCATGTCCATCAGAATTAAATTCGGACCCGCATCCTCCGTCGGGTAAAACACCCCCCACGTCGTGATCACCGAGTAGTCCGCCGTCTCCTTCTTCGAGTACGCCGTGTCATACGACTGGATAATGTACTCAACCGACGGCAACTGATCACGCTCCCATGTCCGCCACCACTCACGCTTGAGAATCGCACCCTCATCCGCCGTCGGACGCTGCTGGTACATCGCGTTCCAACGCTGCACCCCAAGCTGAGCTCGCACCGCCTGAAGCTCCTCAAGCTTCCAAAACGACGGCCACAGCGGACGCTCCTTGGGCGTACCCTCATCAAAGATCGCCGGGAACTCAATCACCTCCCACTTGTCCGAGCCAAACGAGTTCTGACTCTTGATCAGCCGAGCAGTCAGATCCTTCGTCCCCCAGCGCGTCATGATCACAACAACCGCCCCGCCCGGCTGCAACCGCGAGCGAGGACCCGCGCTGTACCACTCCCACGCATTATCAAGCGCCAGCGACGACATCGCGTCCTGCTCGCTGTGAGGGTCATCGATGATCAACAGGTCAGCGCCCCGCCCCGTCATCGCACCACCCACACCCACCGCAAAGTACTCACCTCCCTTACTCGTCTCCCAGCGCCCCGCCGCCTTACTGTCAGCCTGCAGCTCAACTCCCTCAAACAGATCCTTGTAGTTCTGCGTGTCCATCAGGTTACGCACCTTGCGACCAAAGCGCACCGCAAGCTCACCCGTGTGCGTTGCCTGAATAATCTTCAAGTCCGGCTTTCGACCCATCGCATACGCCGGCAACAAGTACGAGCCAAACTCACTCTTCGTGTGCCGAGGCGGCATGTTGATAACCAGCCGCTTCAGGTCACCACTGATGATCCGGTCAAACGCATTCGCCATCTTGCTGTGGTGCGCCGAGAAAATAGCCTCCGGCCACGCGTACCGCGCAAAGTCCAGAAAACTAGCCTTGCTCCTCTCCCGACGATCCAACAACGCCAGCCTCAACTCCAGCCTCAACCGCTGCGCCTCAACTTCCTTGGGATCCATGTGCATAAACGCCACCTTTTCAAAATTTGCAAAAAATTTTTGGGCTAATCAATTCCACATCACATGGGGGGTATTTAGCCACATACCAGTCAAACTACAAAAGCGAAAATACTTTTGGCCGTGAGATTCACTGTGCGAAAGCCAGCTAAAGCGGCGGGGTCGCGCACGTGGCCGCTGCGGCGGGTGCGCGGCTCGATCCCGGCCAGCCCGCCAAACGAATCGGCGCTAGGGTACCTTGCTATTTCCGGTAATAGCAATTACCGGAATTAGTGATGTCAATGATATCAAGCACTTAGCTATTTCAGCGCGCTCTTGCAACACCCAAACACTACATCTTGTGTTTTGGGGTGCCGGAAACGTCCAGCTGGGCCTAAGTCTGAACCAAGCGGGACCAGCCGGGATCAAGTCGGAGCGACCCGGTCATGGCGGTTTTTCTGGGTTTTTCGGGGCTCGGCATTGGCCGAGGGGGCTATTCCCAGTTCCCGACCTATGCATGTCCAAATAGCCATATCGCCTGTCCACTTAGCCATATTCACCAGATCAATATAACTTTCAGAGCATTATAACTTTTGTGAATGGCACTATTTGAGGCGCTTTTAACCGTGTCGGCAATTCATCCCGCCGGCACTAAGAATCGACCCAAAAAGTACGCCCGTCAGGGCTCAGTACGCAGCCGTGGTTAAACGATCTACGCATGCCCTTGGCTTGGGTAGCGGGTTGGGTTGCCCTGACCTTTTTCAACTGGCTTGAGCAGTTGGCTTAGGCGGTTGGCTTGGGTTCGCTTTGTGCCACCTGAATACTCATGCCTGAATACTCACACCTGAATATTCGTACAGTATGTGTATGCGTACAGCTAATTGACCACAATGCCCAGTGATACGATTTTTGCAGCAACCTCATCGAAACAATCGAAACACTCCTAAAGGAGTGTGTTTCGTTCTGTTTCGATAATCGGGCTTTTGCCCAATCGAAACATGTTTCGCTTTGTTTCGATTTGTTTCGCTGTTTCGTGTATATATTTACAGTGTTGTCAAAGACCCGCTACGATGCTTTGCGCATCATCATAACGCTTGCATTCATCTCATCAATCACAATCCAGCCATGCTCATGCGCCTTAATGAGCTCACCAGTGAGCAGGTCAGAAATTGGTCTTCCTGATTGAGATGGTCTAGCGTAAATGCCCGCACTCGACTCCTTCACCCCAAGATTCTGCACCAAATACTCGATGAACCCACTTCTGGAGAGATAGGGTGCCCCCTCCCTCTCCTCCGCCCCTGAAGCCCACCACGCGCTCTCAAACATCTTGCGGTGCTTATCAAGGTTGGTTGACTTCTCTGCCTTGGCGGGGGCTGCTGCCTCGACGATGACGGCTGAGGTGACCTGCTCGTTGTCCTCATCGATCCAGCCGGTGATGGGTATGCTTTGTAAGTTAACGAAGATAGGCTCAGCGATCTCGGCGTCCTTGCTCTTGCGCTGGACGATCTGGATGGGCTCGCCGTCTGCCCTCGGCGGCACGACGCTGATCTCGATGTCGAGTGCGCCACGCCATGCTGAGGAGCCCCTTGCGCGGTGCTGCGCCTCGTCGGCAACGCCGGTATGGTGTACGAGCAGGACGGAGCAGGCGAACTCATTCATCAGCCCTGCGCAGGCGTCGAGCATGGTCTTGGCGTCTTGGGCAGAATTCTCGTCACCAGATAGGAAACGGTGCAGGGTATCGACCACAATCACTACTGGGCTGATTGCGCTGCCCCTGATGGCGTCGCGCACACGCTGGTAGCCCTCGGGGGTGTTTAGGTCGCAGCCGTCCTTTGATAAATACATGTCGGTCGTGCTGATGCCGTTGTGCTGCTTCCACGCGGCGATGCGACCTCTTAGGCCGTGGTGGCCCTCACCGGCAAGATAGACGACTGTGCCGTGGCGCACCTTATTGCCCTGCCATGACTCAACGTCGGTTGTCGCGATGCGCAGGCACATGTCGAGCACAACGAACGTCTTACCGCCGCCGGAGGGTCCGTGGACCATGATCAGCGCAGACGACTGCAGCCAGTGCTTGACCATCCAGCTGATTGGCGCCGGCTTGGAGCAGAACTCATCCGCCTTGATGAGCCAGCCGTCTGGCTTTGGCTGAAGCAGCGCCAGCAAATCATTGCCCGCCTGCGCGTAGTCGTTGGCATCACCGGCCACCGGCGGGACGATGACCCTTGCACCATACTTGGCCGCTGCCTGCTCTGCGTAGCGCTGCCCGACGCCGCTTGCATCGTTGTCGGCCACGATCACGACGTCATCGTGTTGCTGGCGCAGCATGCCGGTCACGCTGACCAGATTGCTTGCGCTGTAGGCAATAAACACCGCCTTGTTGGTGACCTCGTGGATCGTGGCAGCGGTGGCAAAGCCCTCGGCCACGTACACCGTGCCATCTGGCACGCCGATGCTCCAGAAGCAGGAGCCGGTCGCGGCGCCGGGGTGATAGCGCTTCTCGCCGTCGATTGCAACGTACTGCAGGCTGCTGAGCTCGCCGGTATCATCAAACAGCGGCACGATTAAGCGTCCGTCGCCCGTGACCCTCGCCCCATGCGGCTGGATACCCTTGCGCTTGAGGTACGGATGATCTGAACTTGCTGCGCCGGCGTCGCGCCAGATGACGGCCACCGTGTCGGCAGCTGCCTCACGACTTTTTGCCAGTTCAGCATCGCGAAGGCGCCGCGCTTCCGCCATGCGCCTGCTGTTTGCCATCTCTTCCGCTACCGACAACTTGCGCCCGATGTTCGCTCGAAATGGCTGCTCGATGCCAGCCCTCCAGCAGCCGAAGTGCCCAGCGGGGACGCCGTCCGAAAAGCCGATATAAAAACCACTCTTGTCGAAGCCGCCCTTGCCCTTGGTGCCAGAATTGAATCGGTGTATGCGACCGTCGAATATAATCTTTTCCGGTGGCGTAATACCGGCAGCACTCATGGCATCTGCCATCTGCAGCTCTGGTGCGTCAACGACAATCAGGCCGCCGCCTGAAGCATTGCCGCCCGATGCATTGTCGAGCGAGGCAGGAGACCACTCACCGCCAAAAATGCTTGTCAAATCAGCCATGTGAAGCTCCGGCTTGCTTATTATTATATTCGCTTATTATATTAGTGCCGTGTGTAAGGCCGTGTGTGAGATAGGTGCTCAGCTTGATCATCGTATCGTACTGCGGGTTAATCTGTTCGCCGCGTTTTATCGCGCTAATGGTGTTGTAGTGCAGGCCGGTCTGGGCTGCGATTACAGTCAGTCGCCTATCCTGCAGCGCCGTCCGTATCTCATCGATTGTCATCATGGTTCACATCCTGCTATAAAAATTAATACTGTGTAGTGTTGACAGCATAGATCAATGCTTTTACGATGTCTACATACCGCAACCGGATTGGCCGAAGGCGGTAGAGGAGAAAACATGGCTATAAAAATTAAGAACACGGCGGACGTGTCCGCCAATGGCGTCAAAATACTTGTCTACGGACAGGCTGGTGCCGGCAAAACCACGCTGGCTGCGACGATGCCCAAGCCGATCATTATATCTGCTGAGGGCGGTCTGCTGTCGATACAAGGAGCAAGCCTGCCATATATCGAGGTCAACTCGATGGCGACCCTGATGGAGGCATATGAGTATGTTGCCTCGGCTGCTGGTAATGAGTTTGAGTCGGTGGTGCTGGACTCCATCAGCGAGATTGGCGAAGTCGTGCTGATCCATGAAAAGTCCATTAACAAAGACGGGCGGGCGGCCTACGGTGAGATGGCCGTGCAGATGACGTCCATCGTTCGAGCCTTTCGGGATCTACCCGGCAAGCACGTCTTGATGACCGCCAAGGTGGAAAAGGCTCAGGATGAATCAGGCCGGATACTCTATGCCCCGTCCATGCCGGGCGCAAAAGTAGGACAGTCACTGCCTTACTTTTTTGACGAGGTACTCGCCTTGCGCGTTGAAAAAGACGCCGATGGCACGGCGCAGCGAGCTCTGATGTGTGACTCGGACGGTATCTGGCTGGCGAAGGATCGCAGCGGCAAGCTCGACGCTTGGGAAGCACCAGACGCCGGCGCCATCATTGCAAAGATTGGAGGCGCGTGATGGATAAGACATTTGAGCTGCACGGGCTGAGCCAGAAATGGCTGGCCGCCAAGACCGCTGAGAAGGCCGCGCAGGATGAGCGTCGGGAGATCGAGGATAAGATGCTTGCCCTGATTGACCTGCCTGCTGACTTTGAGGGCAGCCAGAATACGCGCGCTGGTTTCTTTAAGATCAACCTGACTGGCCGCATGAATCACAAGATTGATTCTGAAAAACTACAGATGGTTGCCGCCGAGCACGGCCTGACCGAGCACCTGTCGGGACTGTTTCGCTGGAAGCCCGAGATCAATGCGCGTGCGTGGAAGGCGGCTGAGGAGGGCATCATCGCCCCACTGCTTGAAGCAATTACAACAACACCGGGACGACCGTCCTTTGCAATATCAGTAAACGAGGAGAAGTAACATGGCACAACTGAATGAAGTATTTAACGTCGCAGACGTTCCCGAGAGCCAGAGATCTTACGATCCACTGCCCGACGGATGGTACACGGCGTACATCAGCAAGACAGAGCTCTGCGCAACGAAGGCCGGCACTGGTCAGTACATCAAGGTCCGCTACGACGTGACCGGCCCAACACATCAGGGGCGCGTGGTGTTTGGCAACTTTAATGTTCGCAACCCCAATCCCAAGGCCGAGGAAATCGGTCGCGAGCAGCTGCGCGATTTGTGCCTTGCTGTTGGTCTTAAAACCGTCAAGGACACGGATCAGTTGATCGGGTCCACCGTGTCAATCAAGATCGCCACGCGCAAGCAGGAAGGGTACGATCCCACGAATGAGATCAAGGGCTGGAAGGCCATTGAGGGCGGATCAATACCCAAGCCGTCACAGGCCGGTCAGATCCAGCCACCAGCAGCAGGCTCGTCTCCAACCCCGCCTTGGGCAAAAAAATAAACTGAGGGCGGGGCAGGAAACTGCTCCGCATAACACATGACTGCAATCCCAGAAGCAATGAACTCATTAGCCGCAGCGATTGATGCGGCTCATGAAGCCCGCGCAGAAAAGCCGCGCCCGCACATGGGGTGCTCCATGCTTGGCGAGGTATGCGAGCGCAAGCTGTGGCTGCTTTTCCGCTGGGCGGTCATCGAGCCGTTCCCCGGTCGCATCCTGAGACTGTTCCGGCGCGGCCACCTTGAAGAAGATCTGATTGTTTCTGACCTGCGGGCAGCAGGCTGCCACGTCAAAAGCGTTGGCGACAATCAGAGTCGCGTTGATTTCGGGTCGCACGTTTCGGGCAGTATTGACGGCATCATCGAGTCAGGCGTTCCGGAGGCTCCCAATAAAAAGCATCTGCTTGAGGCCAAGACTCACAGCCTGAAGTCGTTCAATGAGCTGGTTGCCAAGGGCGTCCAGCTTGCTAAGCCAATGCACTGGGCGCAGATGCAGGTTTACATGCTGGGGTCGAAGGTTGACCGCGCCTTGTACTACGCCGTCTGCAAAGATGATGACCGCATATACACCGAGAGAGTGCGCCTGTGCTCCGAGTCCGCCAAGGCATACGTTGAGCGAGGCCAGCGCATTGCGTTGACTGAGCGCATGCCAGAGCCAATGGTAGGCGCTTCGCCGTCGTGGTATCAGTGCAAGTACTGCCCTGCATACGATATGTGCCACAAGACCCACACGACAACGCAGGCCAACTGCCGAACGTGCGCGCACTCAACGCCACGCGACGACAGCACATGGCACTGCGCGCGCTGGGATACAACCATCCCCACGGATGCTCAGCACGCCGGGTGCGACTCTCATGTGATGCACCCAGATCTTGTTCCTTGGAAGATGGCTGGCGCCTCTGGCGACTGGTCGGCAATTTACGACATTGACGGAAAGCAAGTGGTCAACGGTGAGGACGGATATCACAGCACAGAGTTGGTCTCCAATCTGGAGCTGGTGCTGGCTGATGATCCGAACGTCAATGCGCTGCGCGAAGGCTTTGGTGGGAGAATCAGTGGATGATAGAGCTCAGAGAGTATCAACAGAGAACCATAGACCAGCTGTACCAATGGTTTAGGGATGGAGGTGAAGGCAACCCATGCTTGGTGCTGCCGACGGGTGCCGGCAAAAGTCACGTTGTGGCAGCGCTGTGCAAAGACTCTCTGCAGAGCTGGCCGGAGACGCGCATCTTAATGCTGACGCACGTTAAAGAGCTAATCGAACAGAACGCAGAGAAGATGCGCCAGCACTGGCCGGGCGCGCCGATGGGCATATACTCAGCCGGCTTGGGCATGCGCAACCTAAACGAGCCAATTACATTTGCCGGGATCCAGTCTGTGCGCAATAAGTCCGATCAGATTGGTCATGTTGACCTGATCATTGTTGACGAGTGCCACCTGATCAGCCATGAGGATGCCGGCGGTTACAGAAAGCTGATTAATAACCTGATGGAAATTAACCCGAGGATACGGGTTATTGGTTTAACTGCCACGCCATATCGATTGGGTCACGGGATGATCACTGACAAGCCGGCGCTGTTTGATGCTCTGCTGGAGCCGGTAAGCCTCGAGGAGCTTATACATAAAAAGTACCTAGCACCGCTCAGATCGAAGATTACTAAGGAGAAGCTCAGCACCGAGGGCATAAAAAAACGCGGCGGTGATTACATTGAGTCGGAAATGCAGGCGGCATTTGATACAGAAAAGCATAATAAAGCGGTGGTTGACGAGGTGATTAGTCTTGCTGGGGATCGCAAGGCGTGGCTGTTTTTCTGCGCCGGAGTTGAGCACGCTCAACACGTCGCGCATGAGCTGATGGAGCGTGGCATTGAGGCTGCTTGCCTGACTGGGGATACTTCTGCAATTGACCGTGAAGATATAATAAACGACTTCAAGGCTGGCAAGATTCGGGCGCTGACGAACGTCAACGTGCTGACAACGGGCTTTGATTACCCGGACATTGATCTGATAGCCATGCTACGCGCCACCATGTCGCCTGTGCTGTACATGCAGATGGCAGGTCGAGGGCTGCGCCCCAAGAGTCACACCGATCATTGTCTCGTGCTTGACTTTGCCGGCGTCGTTGAGACGCACGGTCCAATCACCGCTGTGAATCCGCCTAATAAGAAAAAAGACGGTGATGGCGAGCCGCCAGTCAAAGTATGCGCATCCTGTGGAGAGCTTGTGCATATCTCAAAAGCTTTTTGCCCAGCTTGCGGCGCTCCGTTCCCTCCACCAAAAAAACCAAAGCTTGCACTGCGCGATGCTGACATCATGGGGCTTGACTCCATTGACATGAGTATCAGCGACTGGCGCTGGCGAGAGCATGTCAGCAAGGCAAGCGGCAAGCGCATGATTGCAGTTGACTACTACGGTGCGTTCTCTGACCCGGTGGTGACAGAGTATTTTACAATCCTGCACGACGGTTACTCTGGCGCAACTGCCGCACAGAAGCTTGCGGCCATTGCTGCGAAAAGCGGTGCCGTCAATGCTTTAAAGCATGACGACTTGGGCAGCATTTGTGCAGAGTTAAACTTCGGGAGAAAGCCACAGTTGGTTAGTTATAAGAAAGACGGAAAATTTTTTCGGGTTACTAGAAGAGAGTTTTGATATGTATCGCGAGCCAGAATTTGTTAAAGACTACTATAAAAGAAGGCCGCCAAAATGTTGTTTTACGTGTGAACACTTTTTATCTTTCAGCGCCACCTGCATGAAGTTTGATCAGGTGGTGCCAGAACAATTTGCGAGGGAGCTCAATCAATGCGAAGACTGGCTAGAAATGCGAATACCGTTTTAAAGTCTTCTGCAGACTTAAAGGTTTCTGCGGTGGATAGAGTCCCCACGGAGCATGAGGAGCAGAGGGAGTTTGTTTGGTGGTTTCGGCGGACTTATCCTGAAGTTCGCATTTTTGCTATCCCGAACGGGGGCGCTAGGTCACGCCGAGAAGGGGGCAGGTTTAAGCTGGAGGGAGTCTCGCCGGGTGTGCCTGATCTGTTTATCCCTGCGTGGTTGTTGTGGATTGAATTCAAAAAAACCAAGGGAGGCAGTGTGTCAGCAGAGCAAAGAGATTGGATCGAATATTTAAACCTTATCGGCCATAAAACTTTTATAGCGAAGGGCGCGGAGGCTGCAAAGAGCCATGTTAAGTCAGTGAAGGAGAGCGAAGATGTCTAAAAAGGGGCCTATAGCAACACTGCTTAACCAATCACCAGTGCGCAGAGACAGGCTCAATGCGCGCCTGAGCACGCCAGTAGCGCCGCTTGAGGACCAGACGCGCCCGGTAACACCACAGCAATGGAGATTTATCCAAGAGCTAATTGACGGTGATGGAAAGGTGACCCTTGTGCAAGCGGCTTTAGCTGCCGGCTATTCAAAAGATTCTGCGGGTGACATTGGCTATAACCTGACAAACCCAAAGCGCAATCCCCACGTTGTCGCTGCCATACAGCGCTATCGACAGGACGTTGCGGAAAAGTATGGCACGACGATAGAGCGACACATGAGGGACTTGCAGATCATCCGCGACAAGGCGCTGGAGGACGGCAACTACAGCGCAGCTGTGCAAGCGGAATACCGACGTGGTCAGGCACTGGGTACGATCTACGTTGAGCGCAAGGAGATCCGCCACGGGACCATCGACACCATGAGCGCGGATGAAGTGCGAAAGAAGTTGGAGGAGATCAAGGCGATGTACGGCGACCCTGCAGGGATCATTGACGTGACGCCAGCAGTAGAGGCGCTGATCGAAGAGGATGCAGAGTACGTGGATGATGATGACGAGGAAGAAGAGGACGAAGGGGTCATTGATGATAAATAAAATGGCGGCAGAGAGGCGGGCAAAGATGAGGAATAGGAACTTACCATGACAGCACCAGAAGCGAAAAAGCCGCGCAAGAAGCGCGCAGCACATAGGCGCCCGGGACCAAGGCTCGGAGTGAATTTTGTGAAGAAGCACATGACCGCTGTAGCTACAAGGCCGGATCACTACTACATGCTACGGGAGATGGCTGACTACTACGACGCCCCGCTGACAAAAATCGTCGGCGCAATGATCGTCAGGGAGTACTGCAGGATACTGTCAGAGTCGGACCCAGATCGAGCATCAAAGCTGAAGGAGACTTATGAGAAAAACGAAGAGCACTCTCAGTACATCATTAGACTTGCCCATTGAGATCACTTACACCCTGCTCCCGGCTGAGCATGGTCTCCCGGAGCAGGCGGACATCACCAGCGTGACTATCGATGTAAAGGGCTCCAGTGGCAAGCGCCGGCAGATAGAGCTCTTGCCCAGCCTGACCGAGTCCGAGGTCCTGCTGCTGGAAGACATGGTTCTTGATAGTATTTAAATGTAAAAAAATAATTGTAATAATATTAAAAATAAATATAATAAAGCCTTCAGTTTATATTTAAGAGGTTTTAAAGAGTGATGAAAATAGAAAAAGACGTTCCTCTCCCCCGAGGCTCTCGGGCAACGAAATACCCATTCACCCACATGGACGTGGGCGACAGTGTGTTCTTCTCGGATGAGAAAGTTGGTGGGAAGGCGCACAAGGCCGCCATCAGTTGCGCCGAGCGCAACAACATGAAGTTCGTTGCCCGCCGCGAAGAAGACGGTGTGCGTATCTGGAGGCAGGCATGAGAGTCCTTCTGATAATTTTGTTTGCACTGGCCGCCTGCCAGCCGTCATCTGATCACGACTTAGACGCAGCCGCGCTCAAGCACCACTGCGAGATGGTCGCGCTGTGGACATCCTCTGCCGGCGAACTGGGCTGGCCTGACTATAACAACAGGGCGCATTTGTGCCCGAGGACGGCACAATGAAGACGCAAGAGGAACAGATGGCGAAGGATTCCGATAACCTGATTCGTGAGATGGCAGAGCTTCTGGACCGTTGGGAGAGCGCCAATGAGGACAAGAGTAAATACTATATAGCGACTACTCTTATTGGCGCGCTGGTGCCCATGCTGTGGGGCGTGTGCATGTTTTATGACGTCTCCATAACAGAGATATTAGGTAGGATCGTCACACAACAGGAACTGGAAAAGAGGGAGCTGGCCGCACGCACGGGAGATAAAGATGAGCTTCACTAGAGCCCAAGCAGCATACGACGCCATGCTCCCGGAAGAAGATCCAGAGGAGCATGAGTATTCAGGTGACATCGTCGTCGGCGACACCCTTTTCACGTACCTACACGGTCGGATCGTTAGCGTGATGATCGACGAGGACGGCACAGAAGTCCCCTACGCGAAGTGGCAGGGCAGCGATGAGCTGGTGCGCGAAGCAGACGTCGAGGCCACCGAGCTGTGGAACGCAGAGCTGGAGGAGATGCAGAATGACTACTACTAAGTGGATTGTTTGTGAGTACGACGATGAGGGGGAGGTTACCAACCCCGAGTTTGTCAACGCGCCAGACGATTCGTTTTGGTGGATCGATAAGCGCAACAGACTGCACACGGTGCTCATGAAGTCCTCTATCTGGTTTCGACCTGACCGCATCGCGCGTGTGGAGCATCCTGATGACTGACAGCGCATCCGCCCACTGCAAGCGCGTGGGCATCCGGGCAAAGGCTCTGGCGCGGCATCACGGCGTCAGCATAGGAATGGTTAGCTACTGGCATCGGACAAACAGAGAAACATTTGATCGCAAATTAGCAGAAGCGGCAGTGGCTGCGAGGGGGAAGTGATGAACGCGGGTGAAATTGATTGCAGCAACATGCCCGAAGGAGCGACGCATAAAAACCAGCGCACCGGCAGGTGGTACATGTACGAGTCGGGTGCGGGTGAATACTCTAAAGGTTGGTACAGATCCGCTTCGGGGAGCATCTGGGTAAAAATGAAGATGGGTAAAGCTGCGAAGGCCAATCTTATTGAACTACCTATCACAAAGAGCAGACCAATTGAATACGAATTCGGCATGGCGCCGCTCAAAACATCAGGCGGGAGTTACGTGCCGTTTCCAGAGAAGACCAAGGCACTCGACGTGCAGATCGGTGGCGGGCACTACAAGGACTACGCCATACAGCCGGTGGAGTTCATCCACAAGAATAAGATTCCCTACATCGAGGGCTGCGCGATCAAGTATCTGTGCCGCTGGCGCGAGAAGGGCGGCATCGAAGACCTGCGCAAGGTTAAGCACTACATAGACCTGCTGATTGAGATGGAGCAACAACATGAGAAATGACGACAAGATTATGGGGTCTATCCTCGTGCTGGTGCTGTGCATCATCGCAGTTGTTTGGATCATGCAGCAGCGGGAGATAGCCGAGGTACGTCACGCGAGGGAAGCATCATACGGTGAGCAGCCCAAGCCGCAGGGGCATGGGCGGTGAAACACAATCAACATTACATAACTTATTTGCTGCACCGCATTAGGCGCAGGAGGGTGACATGAGAAAAGATATGGCAGATAAAAAATGGTTACTACATCTTGAAGCATCAAGATCGGCGCTTGTTACTGTGCTTGGTTTCACCTCTTACGAACATTACAAAGACAATGTTTGTAGGATGCACAATTACAGTAAACAGGCAGCTAAGTGCCTGCGAAGTTTTATTCCTTATTGCATACAAAAGCTCGATAAAGATAACAGCAAAGTTATTGTATTGAACCGCGATTACAAGCCCAT